GTGTTACTTACAAGGGCTTGAAACCCAACAGCCACATTTGAATATCCACTTGTCAAAGCACTAAGTGCTGAACCACCTACGCCTGTGTTATAATCTGCCGCATTTGTTAATGATGCATCAGCAACTGCGTGACCAATAAAAGTATTATGTACAGCCCCACTAACTATATTTAAACCAGCATTGTATCCAAAAAGCGTTGTACCTACTGCTCCACTTGCATCATTATTCGATAGCGAGATTCGGGAGTTGTTGTCTATTACCATATTAGTAGTAGTAGATGTACTATTGTAAGTTGATGCAGTAGCAAAAGCAACGCTTGTAGCGTGATTACCAGAACCAGTTCCACCGCCTATATAAATTGAATTAGTTGAACTACCAGATTGAGCATAGAATAGAGTCACGGGTTCTTCTGCTTGTTTATAGTGCATCATCCCCATTCTAACTTCTTTAGTAGTATCATCAGAATCTGCCACATCACTCATTACTAATTGAAAAGCATCAGCATCACCTACAATCTCAACTTTTCCGTGAGTAGGCTCTGAAGAACCGACACCAAGATTTCCAGCGGATGAAATAAAAAGTGCATCATTAAATGCGTTGTTTTGCAAAACAGAAAACATCAAAGATGAATCCATATTTGCACCAGTAGAATAATCTAATTCTTTTTTAGCAGTTATCTTAGCACCACCTCTGATAGTTGAACCATCTCCTAAGTTAAGATGCAAAGCCATTGTCTCATTGACCGATGAACTACCACCAGCAATGTTGTCAAAGTGTACTATTGATGCACCATCTACGCTATCGTGAATGTGAAGTTTTGAAGTGGGCGTTCCGCCAATTCCGACATTGCCTGAACTATTCACAATTACAGCATCGGCATTATTTGTTCTAATTGTCATAGCATCTGTGTTGTGGTCGTACCTTAAAAAACCTCGGTTGGCATCACTTGAATCTGGGAAATATAATCCAGCCACGCTTGATGCTCCTGCTAATATAGATATTCCAGCCGCACCACTACCTTCCACCACAAGTTCATCGCCTCCAGTATCTAATGTGCTAATTCCACTATCAGCACTTTTAATATGGAGAATGCCTAATGGAACAGTCTCGCCAATCCCGACCTTGCCATTGTAATTCAAATGCATTAGTAGAGTTGTATTGCGATATAAAGCAAGGTTATCGCCATAAGAAACAATGTCGTGATAATTGCCACTGCCACCAGCACTATATCCTTGTAATCTAATTGTTCCATTGCCAGAATTATTAGAAGCATCACCAATATGCAACGCTTTAGCGGGGGCTGTATTTCCAATTCCAATCGTATTATCTGATTTAAAGTACATCTGAGTAGCACTTGCTTGGTCATTGTATAGTTTTAGATAAGTATCGTCAGAAGGTTGTATAAATCTCCATTTGTTTGTGCCACTTCTTTGAAATGCTAAAGTTGTTTCTGAACCGCTTGAAATTGTCGGATTAAGAATTAATGTATCTGAAACTGTTACATCTCTATTATCTGTATCGACTATGAATATGTCACCGCCAGAACTATCTCTCCGAACAACAAGTGCTGTTGCACTGGTTACATCTATTGTTGATGTGCCTTGTATTACTTCATTTGTTGTTATCGCAGTACTGCCAGTTATAGTAAGGTCTGCATCAATGGTCAAATCACCTGTTATTGTACCACCGGATGCTATATGTTCGTCGGTTGTTGTTATGAAACCCATTATATACTCCTAAGCCAGGATAGTTCTGATATTTGCATCTGAACCACCTTTCTTTTCAAGAATTAAATAAACATTATCTCCCAATCCATTAGGGACAACCAATGAATATATTGTATCTCCACCCTTTAAATAAAGATCTTTGCTAGTGTCTACATCTGAATCTGTACCGGTAGTATTAAATGTGAAATAAAAATCGTTATCTGATTGTAGATGAACCTTATGATAACCAGTACAATTAACGGCTATCCCGTCAGTATCTGCTACGGTTACTGATTGAACTTGCCAATCTGCTGCCGTATCTACGTTAAGGGATTCGTGAGCTCTGTGTCTCTGTAGGTCTGCCATTCTATTCTCCTATTTGTTCAGTTCAGCTTGCGAGGCGAGAATGCTCCTTATCTGAATCTGATATTAATTTACAATTATTTTATCGTATCATGCCAAAACTTTGTACTCTAAATGGGCCTCTTTGTTTGCCTGCATGAAATTTCTCTGTTATAGCCCTGAATTCTCTCATAAAATATTCTTTTAATTCTATCTCACCTGCATCTTCTGCATACTTAGCCTTAATATAATAAACTAATGCAGTACATAAATAATCAGGTAGGTCTATAGTATCATCCTCATCATTGAGAACGTCTACATTGTAATATACATCTATAGTTTCTTCGAATGACTTCTGAACAGTTGCACTACCACTAAACTTAGTATAAAGAGTTATATATCCTGTACCTGCTGCCTTAACCTTATGTAAGCCATTAAATCTACCAGCCTTCCTTAATACTATATAACTTCCATCGCTTAAACTTTCAGGAGATGCAGAATAGTCATTATCTCCCTGATCTATCATCTTTAACAGCCCACCAAGAGAAACATAGGTATCTATTTCGGTATTTACATCTTCTGTCTCATTGATAAAATAATCAGGACTATGTACATACTGAAGTTCTAATCCATCTGCAATACTTTCTTTAGGGCTTTTCCATAACAAACGTCCTGCAACGGCAAGATCATTCAATCCAGGCTGTGAAAGGGTTTGACCGCTTGAAAAAACGAGGTCTTTTTGGACTAGGGAAAGTTTGTTCCCTTTTAAATAGTATGCATATTCCTTACTAGACGCCATCTGCATCCTTCCTTAATGGTTCACCTATCATTCTAGGAATAGATCTGTATTCATCATCAACATTAAGATGATTCTTACATCTAATATCAAGAACTTTGATCATGTCTCTTGGAAATTCATAGAACCTTTGATCCTTTGTAATGTCTATTCTTTCAGTATTGATATGAGTTTCAGATATCATGTTGATCTCTCTAAGACCATCTTTGATATATGCAAGGGTTCTACCAGTTTCAGTAGAACCAACTCTTTCCATTATTTCAAGTACGGTCATTAGTCTACTATCAAATATTCTACTGCTAAATGTCCAGCACTTGTATTGTCACTACCATCTAAGTCTACTGTTCTTACATGAAATCTTCCATCTAATCCAGCATTATCATCCTTCAATACAATAGCCTCACCAGGATCTAAAACTGAAATTATAGTTGTTCCACCTGGAGCCATAATTTTTAATGCCTTAGATAGTGATGCTCCTAAAGCAGTTGCGCTACTAAATGTATATCCAGTATTTTTTATGAATATAAAAGTAGCACTTGCTTCAGAAGAAAGATCTGTATCATCTGCTGAATCCAATCCCTCAAAATAATTAACTGTTGCATTTAAATATCCCTGATTTGCAGCTGTTCCTGCATAACTAGCACAAGTAGCTGTACCACTACCCCCTAATGTTTTATTTACCTCACTTGCAATTACATAAGTAGTTGTACTATTTTCAGTAGAAAGTTCTTCTTGAGGAGTACAACTGACTGCGAATGTTACCTTATCTGCCATAATTTATTCCTTATTGTTGTGCAGCCTGTGCTGCCATTGTCATCCCAATCATTTTTGAGTTGTTCTGAACGTATGTTTGTACTTCAGCAACAGCCCATTGATAATATTTGTTTGCCTCAGCTTCGTAAAGTTGAGCCTTCTGTGAATTTAAGGCTGTTTTTTGAGTTTCAGAAGTGACTTCTGCTTGATATTTCTGTAAATCTGCAGTATACATGGCCAATTTACTTTGATATTCCTGAACCTCTTTTGAAAGAGTATTACTATAATTTTGAACCTCTTTCCCAACCTCTGCTTGATAAGCCTGTAATTCAGCAGAATATTTTTGTATCTTACTACCATTGTCTGCTATTACATCTTCTATCTGTTTTGCTGCATTTGCAAGAGCTAATGCTTGGTCTTGTGCCTTATTAAATTTATCTAGATCTGTTATTAATGCTGCTTCTTGCTGAGAATCTTGTGCATTCAACTGTGCCTGAGTTAATACTTTTTGTAGATCTGATTGGTGCTTAGCAAGTTCAGCCTGTACATTAGCCTGATATCTTACATTTTCTTTGTTGAATTCATTCAATTCATTCTGAATATCTGCTTGTATTACCGACATCTCTTTCTTTATTTGAGAATCAAAAGACTTTAATTCATTACTATACTTAGACATCTTAGCCTGATTATCTGTTATTATTGCTTGCATTGTTTGACCAGCAGACTGTAACTCAGCATTATAAGACTGTATTCCTTTTTGAATATTTGCAGAGTAATTCTGAGATTCAGAACCATATTTAGCAAGTGCAGCATTATTATTCTCTATGGCATCTCTTGCTTCCTGTGATTTATTCTGTAAAGCGATCTTATTTGCTTCTTGAGCATCTGTTATTTTCTTTTGTAATTCACCTTGAAATTCAGTTGCTCTACTTTGATAATCAGCCTGAGCATCCGATAGTTCTGCTTGAAATCTTTTAATTCCTCTATTTTCAGTTTCTACCCACGCTGTATACGCTGTTCCCATTTCTAGTTGATATCTTGAAAGCTTCTGACCATACTCTTGGACTTCCTTTTGAACCTCTGCTTGATATACATTGAGCTCATTCTGATATTTTGAAAGTTTCTGTATATACTCTTTACTTTCCTTTTCTAATAATAAGTTAGCAGTAGACTGTGCATCTTGTGCTCCTATCTGAGCATCAGTAATTTTTTTCTGAATATCTGCCTGATATTCTACATTAGCATCATTAAATACATTTAATTGATTTTGCATTGCCGATTGATATGCTTGTACATAAGCCTGGATCTTTCCTAATTGAGAAGCAGCTAATTCAGTATCTTCCTCATCTTCAATAAACTCTCCTGCTATAGAAAACCATTTAGAAAAATCTAAAAAATCAGCTTCTGTCCCATATCCAGAACTATCTGCATCCATAGTCGCAGTTAATTCTTCAGTTACACCACCAACTTTAGGTGCAGTATAAACAGGTGCTGTTGCCAATGAAGCCACTGTAACATCTGCTACTGCAGGCGTACTAAAACTAGGGGCAGATGGAGCAACAGGCACTACTGCTGATACGCTAAAATCACCAGGATCGTTATCCCCAAAAGGATTACTATCCTCACTTGTATTCCACCAATCCTCAAAACTAGTGCGGCTACCAAGAGTTGGCCCTGAATAAATAGGAGGGATCAAAGATTCTACTGAAGTTTGACTAGCATCCTGATAGTTAACCGTTGTAAGACTTACAGCAGACGGTTCAACTGCTGTAATTGAAAGACCAGGATCTGTGAACGAAACAGTAGTTATACTTGGTACGCTAGGAGCTGAAGCACCTATTAGAACCCCTGGTTTCGTATAAGTTGGAACATCTCCACTTATATCTGCTTTATTCACACTCGATACAGTGACTGATCCAATTAAAGAAACAGTAGCGTCTGAATTACTAGCATCTGAATAACTTACTGTAGATATAGTTGGAACACTTGGCGCAACAGAGGTTATTGAAAGATCATTTCCAAAATCAGGACTTGTGGGTGCTATTGGAACAGTGACATCACTCCAGTCTGGTATTACATCACTTGATAATTTTGTAAACTCTTTAGCACATGCATGAAATATAATAGCATTCCTAAGATCAGAATCATCATCTAACTTAGAAAAGTCTATATACTGAACATGTGCAGTAACTGAATCGCTAGGAGCAGGTTTAATTTGTACCTTGTTAGCAGGATCCAACCAATACTTAGGAAACTTTGAAGTTGCCAATTTTAAACTATTTGAATCTGATATGTAAGGGCTATCCTCTATTGGAACCTCATATGCAGGATAACTACCTCTCCGTACAGATATAATATTATCAGTACCTACTGGAAGTGTTATCGCTGTTGGGCTAGAATCTCCTCCATGAGATGCCGCAGCTGTCTCAGAGGAAGCCCACTTTAATAAATTCTTTGGTACGCTTGATACTACAAACTTTTGTGCAGAAATAATGAACTGGTCGTCAGCGTCCGAAACGCCAGTTATGTTCTCTATGTCTAATTCTATGCTTGTTGTTGCCATGTTTAGTAGGAGGGGAGAAGTGAATCTCCCCCCCATTTGTTTAGTTTAGGTCGTTTAATAACCAGTTGCTGTAAAAGTACTAGCTTGTAATCCGTCAAGAGCAGTAGTTGCTACATTGACCAATGTTTTCCCGCTAACCATTACAACTTGTTCACTTACATACTCAAATGTAAGATCAGTTCCAATTGCACCACCAAACGTTACATCATTTTCATCAAGTTCCATTGATTTTTCACCATCAGATCGTTTAGTTACAATTGTAGTCATCCTAACATTCGTTGCATGTTCTGCTACACCAGCTCCATTACCACATCTTTCTTGAGTAATGACTCCAGCAAATACAGCTGAACCAGCATTTGGAAGTTGAATTTTAGCCGCTGCTGCCATTGTCCCACCAAATAAAATTCGGTATTTTAGTCCAATGGTAGCCTCAGTAGCGGTAGGCAGTTTAATTACTGCACCACTAGCTAAAGCAGCCGTTACAAAGACAGTTCCAGCATCTTTTGCTGATAATGCATGAGAAGCATCACCAGCAGTAATAACTGAAATTTCCTTAAAACCAACATTCCTTGCTGCATTGTTCAGAGCTCCACCAGCTTGATTTTGACCATATAAAGGTATTGCCATTTTTTATACCCCCTTATGTCCAGATAGCATGGGATTCGGCCATCGACCATTCCATACCAGCTTCGGTTAAGATCTGATCCACTCTACGGTCAACACCTGAATTCTCAAGTGTTTGAACGCCAACATAGACAGAAGTGTCACGATTAATACCATTACCAACAAGAGGTCTGTAAGCACAGTTCTTCATGTTGACACCTAGCATTTTAACATTCGTTCCATCCAGGTGAACATTACGAGCAACGTTCATGTCGCCATAAACAGTTGAGATCGTTGTAATGTCAACACCAAAGACCTTCTTGCGTCCTGTTAGTGTCATATTTGCTGAAGTATGGCTGTCAGACTGCCCTGCTGTTGTATCAGGTGATCCACCCGACCAAGGCTGAACAGCGCCAATATTATTAGCAAAGTATCCACTCAGCTTGTGCAACCAGTTGTATACTTCTGTAGAACAGAAGAATACAGTTGCACCACTGTTATTGTAACGAGGATCAAGAAGATTGGAAAGATCGTCTAGGAAACTATCCTGAGACTTTGTTGCCACAGCCAAGCTAAATGCATTACCATAGCTTGAAATGTAATCAACAGCACCCTGAGTATATTGAATACTATCACCATCTGTATACTGAGATCCAAATAGCAATGATGTTTCAACATCCCATTTATGCTCGATCAACTTCTCACGCCACACACGAGCCCACTCACTGGATTCGAACTTCAATACAGTAGCACGAGCCGTATTGGTCATTGCCATTGAAGTTTTCCAGATCTGAGTAAGACCATGGTTGCTTTGGTAAGGTTGATCGATCCAAGTTTCTGGAAAACCAGAACCTTCAGCATGTGCTGAACCAACTACATAAGTCCTAGCTCTTTCAAGTGTACTTGCAATTGATTGATCTGCCACAACTTCATCACCTTCTGCAGCTCCAGGACTAAAGTTATTATTCCAATAACCAGCAAACCCACCATATGAACCGTCTACTTTAACTATCTTACACGTTACTAATGCAGGATACTTAGCAGCGCTACTATCTTTTGAAGTGCTTTCCCATGTGGATGCATCAACGTCCGATACTCTCGCAAGTAAGTAGCCTTTACCCCATGTCGTAGCTGCAGTAGCAGATTCCGTCATAAGAGGGATCTTGATCAATTGACCTGGTAAAAAGAACTTTGGTGTAGTTCCACTTGCTCCAACGTCAATCTTATTTGATGTGTTACCATAGATATTCTGAACGTTACCTTGATACTTATAATCACCTGCCATATACAGTTTTAAAGTATCACCGACCGCTACAGAAGTTCCGGTACCACCATCGTTATACGCTTCTACCGTGTCATCTGCAAATTCATCTGCACCATCATTTTGCACATAACCCATAACATAAGCATATCGTTTGTTAAACGAAGGACGTTTCTCAGTATACTTGAACTGAGGATCATCCGTCGGTTTTTTTGATGCCATACTCAGAAATCTGAAGAATGGATCTTGAGGGATTGCAAGCTCAGATACACGACTACCAAAATTATACTTTCTCCTGATATCACCAGTAGAAAGATTGGTACTTGTACCCGGCCCTCTTCCATCAAAGTCCGCTACAGTAAGATCTGTGTTAGGCGTCACAACTGATACATAATCAGCCATTACGAACTCCTTATTTTAAGTTCAGACAGATCTTATGAAATTATCTATCCGAACAGGTTGTCTAACTCATTATCAGTACCCAAGAGAGCATCGAAAACAGAATTTTCGGCACCTTTTTCTTGACCACTGCTATTTGCTCCGCTGACTGTAGACGGCATGTCTCGAACATTTTTCATCTGGTTTAACATATCCTTTTTGGTAGCCTGTGCAACGTTACCTGCGACTTTTTGCTTATTCTTTAGAAAGTTGATATCATCAAGAGTCAGAGTATGTGTCTTTGCCCAATCAACCATTTCCATGTATTCATTGTCAGACATTCCAGAGTCCTTTCGGAACCTGGCCTCTTCATCCAAACGTTTTCTTTCAACCGCCTGTTGAGAAGCATTTTGCTTTTCACGTTGTAGCATACTACCTACTCTTTGCTGAACGATCTTATCAACATGAGCATTCATAAGCTTTGCACTATCCGAATTTGGATCGCCCATGGCCTCCTGCTCATTGTAGATAAAATCCTCGTCCAAACCAAGAGAGGACTGTATGGTTTTTGATGGTTGCCCACCATTTACCAGATAATCTCGGACATGCTCTACAAGCCCGCTATCGTTTTTCATTGCTTCAAGAACAGGAACAAAAGGTTCTACACTCTTGTACTGTTCAGCGAGCTTGACGGCTTCACGACTGCTATCAGCATATCGTTTCTTGTAAGGATTGCCATCATTGTCCCAGTCCACACTATTGGAGCCAACAGTTTCTTGATTGCGAGTTACCTGTTCGGGATCGCTTATTGATTGTTGGGTTGCCTCTGTGGTGTCTTCTTGTATTGCTCCGTTTACTTCATTTTCCAGAGCATCAAAAAAGGATTCTTCAGAAGAGCCAAATACAGCTTTCTCTGCTGGATCCACAACGGGAGCATCAGACTGCTGTTCTGGGTTACTTACTGAATCTTGAACTAAATCGTCCATTATGTACCTCTTTTATTAGTTATACTATTGAATTATTTTACGAATTATTCTTGTTACCTTGCAACTGGTTTCGAGCTTTTTGTATTTCCATTGCCATTTCCTTCTTTTTCATCTCTACTTCATTGCCCATTACATTCTGTAAAAGCTTCTGTTCGGCCTCAGTTTGTCGATATGCATCTTGAGTATCGCCCTTAACCTGTTCTTTTTGTTTTGTGATCTCCATCTCTGCCTGCATGACCTTTCCTTTGATACCAGCCTGGACAAGTTGTCTTTCAAGTGTCTCGATGGTTCCATCTTTATCCTTAATAGCTTCTTGTAATTGACCAAGTTGACCCTGTAATTGAGAATATAAACTCTTTCTCTTTGCGATCAGATCTTTTTTCTTGATATCCGTTTCAGCCAAAACTGCAAGATCATCTACTACACCAAGTTGTAATAGTTCTTTTAGTTCAGCAAGGTATGCCCATCTATTGATGGGTAGAGTAGATCCGGCTACTACCTTTACATCGAATCTTGCTGCTGAAAAATCCATTGATTTTCCAATAGCCTCACCCATGTCATTGAAGATAGGTATGTTAATTTCAAGTTCACGATCTTCCAATATTGCAGATGGTTGAACTATCCTAAATCTTTTATTTGCTGTATAGATAGCCTGAGAAAACTGCATTACAACAGTTCCAAGTTGTTTTAACCCAGGCTCTATGGAATTCTTCATCCACTGCTTTACACGCCTTGTTCCATATTCATCTAATGCCAACATACCACGAAATGTTTCATGTTGTTGTTGAGTATCTCCTTGCATGGAGGAATAAATACCCGCAAGATATTCCATGTCTCCCTTCCCCTCTTGAACAATAGTAAAGAAAGCATTAGACAAGGGTGCAGGCATGACAGGGGTAGGCCTTTCAGTTCCAGGTCTTACAGGTAATAATGCACCAGGTGCAGAAGAATACTTCTCCCACATCTCAGCATCTATACTTCCTTCCTCGAACATCCATCTTAAACTACTCCCCAATGATGCATTATGAACCATGATCTGGTGAGATTTATTTATCTCTTTCTGTTTTCCTATTAGAGGACTTACTGCTGATATTGGATAAGGAGTTCCTGTCCATTTATAATGAAATGGTACAATAGGATATTCTGTTATGTTCTCTGGTAGGATATATTCATAAAGTAGTTGATCTCCAGCCAAACAACATTGTTTAACCCTTGTTCCATAAAATTTTACTGCATCTACAATATTTACAGCAAAGGTCTCATCTGTTAAAAGAACCTTATATTCCTTTTCAGAGATTACTTTATTCTCTATTCTTGATTGAGCAGCTTGAAGTTCACTCATGTACTCTTGCTCAGCAACCTGTAATTGTTGTTGCATCATGTCTTGAGCCTTCTGCATCTCAAGTTCATATCTTTCAGGGATCATCTTTCCTTCTGCGACAGCCTGTTCCATCTGCTGTTGTTGTTCCATTAATTGAACTTCCATCTCAGCAGCCATTTCTTTCATTCTAACCTGAACCTGTTGTTGAATAGCCTCTAGTTCTTCAGGACTTGGTGGAATACGATAGAATACGTTCATGTAGGCTATCTTTATTTTTTCATATACCTCAAAGAACTCTATCAACGGTTCCTGTTCGCCTTGAGCAGTAATACCAATATCGTCCATGGAGTCATCATCATAAAGAAATGTTCTTTGATCTCCTGTTCCAAGAGGTCTTCTTGTATAAGAGAAGTTCGTAGATTCATCACTATTAGCATTATCTATCTTTCTCTTATGGTCAGGAAATAATTTTACCAAATGGCTCTTGGGCAATACCTTTCGTATCATGATATAAGAAGCATCTCTGAACATGATATCCCTAGATTTCTGATCTACAAATATATCAAATGGCTCTGGCTGAGATATCTTTACCTCACCCATTCCATTATCAGCATCCTTATCTATCTCTACCATTAGGTAGCCAATACTCTTTGTAATAGCATCATTGATAGCATTGGAATAAAGAGTATCTCCATCTGAATGACCCCAGATATAATCTGCTATGTCACTAAACACTGCAGCCACATCAGTATCACTTCCCTCTACGCCAATAGCCTGCCATCTTGGATTATTAGCAGTTGCATAGAAATTTAGCATTTCCACCACAGGTAATATCCTGTTTATGGTAAATGTTGGCATGCCCTGTTCACGAAGAGAAGCAACTTCAGTTTCTTTCAACTGATCATCATGTGCAAAGTCATATCCTTCCTGATTGACATTCTGCCATTGCTCTCTTATAAAATTGTTACTATAATGAAATAGTTGCCGAACTATGTCGGCTTTTTTCTTCTTAGCCATTATTCTAAATATCCTTTTTCAAATAATTCATCGATACTATTAAGTACTTCTTTCTTAGCCTGTTTACCCCATTTTTTTTGATAAGGTCTCCATCCCTCTCCCCTTTCACCCCATTTCTTACCAAATCTATTTTGAAAGTCTCCCCATAAAGAGTCTTCAATTATACTATGAGCTTCAAATTCCATAGTAGGTTTTTCCCCTCCCGTTCCCAATCTAGTTTCAGGGTCATAAATAACGCTTCCTGAAGTAATTCTGGGCCCACCAGGAAACCATTCTAATTCGGGGAATTCGTCAACTAAAGATACTGGAAACATTTTTCTCATTTCCATTGATACTTCTACATCAGGATCTGTTTGTATTTCACTTGCAACCAATTCACGTGTTCCATATTTACCAGGATCGCCAAAAAGTCTATCATCTTTTTTAACTCGACGCCATAATTCCGTACGACGCTTTTCCCAGGCATCGAAATCTTCATCTGGCCTTCTACGAAATTGGAAAGCATGACCAAGTTCTGCTAAAAAAGAATCTACAGGATCTACTAATCCTACATTCAATGTATCCCTAGCTCCTTCTTTAGCGTCGTCAGAAAGTGAATAATGAGCTCTATGTGGAATCCAACTAGTTTTAGTACTGCTTCCTGATTTTTCCGTTTTTTTGGCTAGACCAGCCATAATCTCTATATTCGGTCGTCCTCCCTCAACCCACAACTTTTTCAATACCATCCTTTTATCGTCTGGAAAATCATCTCCTAATACATTTTCAAAATTTTTCCAAGTTTTTACATCTTCCTTTGTTTCTGTTGTTGTTTCTTCTGGAATCTTAAATAGATCAACAAATGTTTTATCAGCAGCAACAGACTCCATTGCACTAAATACCTTACTGTTAGTATCCCCCATTACGCTACCACCCAATCCTTTACTTTAGGTTTACGCTTATACCAATCTCCATCCTTGTTCTTCTTAGAGTTCATGGGTGGATGTGCATACTTACATGCATAGGCAAGTGCGTCAATAGTATCATCATGTGCCATGCGAGGCCCAAATGTTATTATTTCTCTATGTAGATCATACATCTCTTTCTTTAAATGTATCTGCCCTACTGCAAATCTTTGTGCTAATACTTCCTGTATCCGGTCTCGCTTACTCATTCTGTTACCAGGGAGTTCAGCCTTCCAACCAATACTAAAATCATTTCTCCTACGCATCTCTGACTGGAGTGCTTGGAATATGGGCTTACTCATACTGGTGTCTTCTATGGTAAACAATGATGGATGATAGGCTCTAGCAATATCAAACATGTAATCTACTATACCCTTCTTATCCTGTCCCAGTATAGATACAACAGGGATAGATCTTTTTCTAGTATAATCAAGTATATAAATATTATTCTCAGGTGTGACCGCTACTACCATGAGAACTGAGAAGTCACTATCACGCCTTGCACTATCGGTGGCAGGGTCAACCCCACAAAATACATTACAGGGTTGAGTATCCTGCCCATTAGGCGTAATAAATGATAAACCCGTTTCATTATCATGGGTAAAACTCCCATCCCAATGCTTTATATGCTCTCTTGTAAATATGGCATCGTCTGCACTCTGAACCTCCATCATGTATTCTTGATAGAACTTCTGAGGCTGCCCTGAATCAGCATAGAACTTCTTCTTACGCTTCATCTCTTTATGTCCAAACCAACTAGGCCACAAAGGACTACCATCATCCATTATTGCCTTATAGGTTATGACCTTCCAACTGAATTTTTCTCTTTCTTTCTTTGCTTTATCATGTCCAACAAGTATGTTTTGAATAAAAGAATCAAAATGTACAGGTGTTCCATTAATCCTAAGCCTGCCATCCGCAGGTTCCAGAGCTGGAAAGACCACAGCTGTGACAAGATTAGATATTTTTGATCTCGATTCTGGAGTGATGGTGTTATTCTCATCTTCAAAATCATCCAGAACAATAAGATCGTATCTTTTATGCAACTTAGCACCTCCACGAATACCTGAAAGGTTAGACTTAGATATAAGCTTACAACCATTCGATAGTTCAATGTCATCCTCAGTCCACTTTCTCCCCTTAAGATCTCCAAAATAATACTGTACCTTTTCATTATACTCTATATGATACTTTATATAGTCAAGATTAGGTACGGATATCTTTGATGATGCTGCAACCCAGCCATAGAACAGAGGATCGGTAGCAAAACAGAAGTCATGCATGATATTGCACTTAGTTAATACTGTCTTGCCATGACCTCTAGGTAGAATGACAGCCAACTGTCTATGTTCCTTGTCCATGAGAGCATCTGTTACCTCATAATGAAAGAACGGGGTCTCTGAACGCATGAAATCCTCTGGAAGAAACAATTTACCGAACGCTATAAGATCTCTTCTTGCTAATTCTAACTGTTCTTCGGCCTTTGATACAACTTTTGTATTAATATTTGCCATTTACTGTACCTTATTATACAAATAATAGCAATTACAAAGCAAAAACTATAACTTATCCACAATTTTCTCTATTCTATGCAATCTATACAACATACTTAACTGTAATAGTAGTATCATTAGCATTGAAAACTCCCAGTAGGGGAAGTATTCCACACTAAAGAGTGCCTCCCAGTAATATCTCATCTATCATCCTCTAATTTCAATTGTTTTTTTGACAATTCTCTGAATGCTTCAAATGCATGTAAAGTTTTTTGATAAGAACGATTTGTCTTTGGAACGCCTTGTTCTTCTAATCTTTTAAGTTCTGAATATGTTTGTACCATATATGGAAATACTTCATTTCTAGTATAATGAGGTTTTTTATGATATCCATAAAGAGCATCCATCAATGCATGTCCAAAGGCTTCATGTAATATTGTATTTCTTGGATCTTTTTTAACTGATACCTTATTTCTTAATTCTGGTATCTGTTTTTTTGTATACCACCATCTTCCATATCCTTCACTATCTTCATTAGGCTGGAATAGAATTTCTTGTTTAGTAATTTCACCTTCTGGACTAAGCGTTCTTTCATATTCAGCTGTCCTTTTTCTTTCATCTAAACTCTTATCTTCCCTTACTGGTATACCTGCTACTTTTTCTGAATATAACTCTGGAATATCAGGTCTATTAAAAAAGTCTATAAGATAATCTACAACATTGGCACTATCAGAAGGCTCTACATAATGTCTAACTTGAGTTTTTTCTCCATTAGCCATTTTCTATCTCCTTTGGACGCTCTACTGCCTCAAGTTGATCCTCTGAGAACCCTTGAAACAACGCTCCGGTTACTTGTGTTACCTTTGTACTGGATTTATCCTCTAGATCCAGTATGTCAGAAAGTTTAAACAGTGCTTTTAGGCGCACATCTGCCTTATCTCCATTATCAGCCTCTGCCTTTATCCTATCAAGGATATACTTAGGGCTAATACCTAATTCTTTTACTATCGGTTCTAATTCTCTCTTCATTGCTTTTACGATCCTTTCTGTTTTAATGAGACTCGCAGACTTGGTGTTTGCATAATAAGGGTTATTGGTGGGGAATGCCTTGAGATATGCGTGCTGTGCAGAGAGTCCAGAGGAGAGGTACTGAACAAACAATACCTCGCTTTTCGAGAGCGTAGTTCGGGAGGTGACCCTCTCTTCCGCAGATAATTCCCCACCAATTGAGTAAATATTCCTTCTCTTTGATGTGTCCATCTTATTTCGTGCCAAGCAGACAAACGTTCCCGTACAAGTACCTATGTAACTACGCACTCTATTCTTACCCTTGTCTTTTATCATGTCCCCTCGTCTGAGTACCTGGACTATGCATCCGTCATCAGCCTTTACCCAATCACCAACCTTTGCTTTACGCCAATTGGGTTTTATATCCACTTTTGATGGGACTTCATCCATGGATTCAAATACTGTGTGATCTATTTTATTTACTTTATAATGTCTCATCATATAGCCCCCGCCAGGGGGCGTAGTGATCAAGCATGTCCAATGATGTTAAGACTACCTCTCATCATCCTTTCCATCCAGTTATCAGATTCTTCTTCTTCATGAATGGGTGGATCAGGTACCTCAATAACAGGTTCGGTCTCATATTGCTCTTCTTGTATGAACTCTACTTGCTCATTCTCCTCGTCAATGCCTATTGTAAGGGTATATATCTTCATACTGTAAGATAAGCATAAAAATCAATAACTAGATAGACTTTTCCCCTGAGCATTTTGATCTTTAACCAAGAATTTCGTCCAAAGCCAGTTATTTCTCCCTTACTCAAGACTTATATCTTGGCAGTTTTCTGCAGTGTCGGGGAACTCAGTTAACTATTTCGATAACCTACAACCCAACGTCTGACCCTCGAAGCAGAACCATTGCAGGGGTACTCAAAGGGTGATATTCTGTAGAATCTGCGGTAGCGAATATATGAAAAATATTAGATTTACAAAAAGGTTTTAAAATTGAGGCATTTTGGTGTGTGGTGTTTTATATACACCCACCCCACTATCGTGGGATTTTCACTATCGTGATTACGTTATTTTTCATTTTGAATTATTTAATTACTTTTTGAATAACAAGGAGGCTTAAACATGAGTGCACGTATAAGCAGATCTCGGAAAGCAAAGGACGACTGGTATGATGAAGGTGCTTTGCATGGTATAGGTCAACACTTAGATGGTATGCAGAAGAAACTGATTATAGGTCAGACTGTCGGTATGCTAGCTGAAGTTGATCCTGAAGATGGCTTGCAATTAGCTGGTACTATACTAGCTAAGTGCAGACCTGACACTGGTAAAGAGATCATGATTAACGCTGCCATGATAGTACCTAAAGGACAGAAAGATGCAATTGAAGTCGCTGATCCAGACATGCAGAAGACATTGATGGATGGTGGTGGAACATTTGTAGCTGAAGTACAGGTATTACGCAAGGTGGCTTAATATATCATTAATGGGAGAGACAACCCTGAGGGGGAGATAGCAATATTTCCCCCAATATACTTAGTTATACTATTATATATTATATAAACTCCTACCAAACACCGTGTTGTCCTTTAAAAGCATCTGGCTTAACTAGGATAACATAAAAGCGTGCCTAAAAGATTTAACTAACCTGGAGACACCAGTATAAAAACATAAGCGTAGTTGTGGGGTATGTTATGATCTAACCAATCATACTTCTTAGTTGGTAACTGAGATGATTCAAGCAGGCTATTTATAGTTAGTGTGAGAATACATACCTTACTACTTAATATTCAACAAAAGGAGTAAACAATGGAATCTATGTTTGATTACCTTACTTTATTATTATTATTCGCAATGGTTGTCTATTCAATTAGATTTATAATACCTAAACAATAGGAGTAAACATGCCAAACAGAAAGGCTAAAGACCGTAAACGTGTTAAAAGAAAGATCAATGCATCTCTTAGCACTAATGGTCGTACTCGCAATCAAATAGAACGCAATAAGCGTAAGAAAGCGAGGAAACAACGTGATCTATAACATTGCAATAGCCATCCTATTCTTGATGATGCTGTTGATCAACTATGTAAAGAACAAGGACATCAAAAGACTTAAAGATGATCTATCCTTATTGCACAGTGAGTACAATTCTCTTTACAACAAAAAGGAACAACATGACAAAGAATGTCCAATGTTTCGCAGTAGAACAGCGTTCAGAAAGAGAACTGATACTTGATCTATACTTAGGCAGTCTGTGATCTATACATTGGTTCGGTATTTATACTGAGCGTCATGTCATTTATCCACAACTACAAGGCTGCCTAAAAATTTGAAAGACTTGCAAGAGGCTAAGGGAAAAGACAACACCTAACCAGTACCGTCTTGCCTACTCACTTAACGAGACATTGGTGATGTAAAGAGTGTTATGGAAATTAACTTTGAGGTATGGTCAGAAATAGTATGGTGTAAACAACTATTGATAAAAAACGAGGCTGTATTAGGACACTTAACGAGAGGTGAACGACCTATTCCTTTCAAAAAATTTGCTTTGAGTGTTGTTCATATGGTTCTTAACAGTCTTCGGTTCATAGCCTTAGGTAGGCACACCTAACCCTGCATTCATTATATTAAGGTGCTTTAAGCATGTCGTTACCTTATAACCAAAATACGACTCTAGATTTTATTGGCACACATTCTTTAAAGATTGATGATAAGTCCAACAAACGTGTGTACTCGCACAATTTGGGAATAATCATGTAAGCACTAATACTCCATGGACGGGAGCAAGTGCCTACTTAGTCATTCTCTGCTGTATGACCAGTGGAGAGATAAGAGGATGGACAAATGTCTGATGCTTATCGTGATGATATATGATAGTAGAGCAATGAAAAAAAAACAGCAGTCTAAACTGTCATCATTGTTATGTAGGTTGTAATGATCAGTGCAAAGATTATTACTTCACGCTGAATCCTACCATTTTTATTCCCAGAAATTTAAGGGGGGGCCTCTATGGTGACAGGGAATCTTGACTTCACTGTCATACTGGTCAAGGGTAATCCCCCTTAAAACATTTTGATCACTTGCTGGTGGTCTAATGTAGAACTCCGCAGTTTTGCATCTGTTTACTCCACCTAAACGGATCACCAGCATAATTTAAAAAGGAGGCAATATGCCAATAAGTAAACACAGTAAAGGAAAGAGGACACATAAACAGTGGCTTAAGGCTAAAAATATTAGAATAGCCCAAGTCAGATATAGTGATAGTCCTAAGAGGGACAGGAAAGAAGATAGGAGATAAAATGAGTGAAATAGAAGTACAAAAGGATGATAAGATACCTATTTATACGGCTTGTCATCTAATAGTTCCAGGTATTGATCCAGAATCAAGTAAACCATTGTTTGCAATTTCTGATTTTCATGTAACATATCATTATAATCCAGGTGATCCATGTTATCCACCCGATTTTCAAGAAGGTGACTGGACACAGATAAAACATGTTGGATTGTATGATGATGGAGAAATATTAGCATCTAGAGTTTACATAAGA